ATTACTGGAGGTGGAGGTGTAGGAGCAGCTGCTACATGTGGTATAGAAACTGTAAGAACGGGTGTAATCGCAACAATTGTTGATGACGGTGGTACTGGATATGCCGTTGCTCCAGAAATAACAATTACTCCACCAAAACATGTTGGTGCAGCAGCAACTGCTATTATAGACTTCCCAATTGGTGCTGGTGTTAGTGTTTTATCTGCCCCAATAAGCATTGGATCATCCAGTTACCTGTTCCCAGGTGGGACAACTGGAGGTGTATTCTACAAAACTCCACCAACAGTTACGTTTAGTCTACCAACTGGAACTGGAGAGTCAGCGGCTGCTACTGCAACCATGACTGATTATGCAACAAATGGTGGAACTGTAGATAGTATCACTGTTACTCCTGGATCTGAAGGAAAATACTACGGAGATGTCCCAACTGTTACTATAGATCATCCAGGATTTAGTTATGCTTCTGCAACCATTGATATTGGTGGAGGAATCAATGGATCTTCTATTGATCCTGGTTCTATTGCGTTTAGCACCACCGGTAGAGCGTACACAACAGCGCCTACGGTAGCGATTAGTACTGGAGGATCATATGGTATCGTTCCGCCCACTACAGCGGCAGTAGGCGTTGCTACAATTCATCCAATTACAGGTATAGTAACAGCAGTATCTTTCGATGAGGTAGATGCTTGGGCAGTTGGAACTGGTGCTACAATCGGATTTGGTTATACAGTACCACCAAATATTACTTTCTCTGGAAGTACTGGAGCTACAAGAGCAACTGCAACTGCAACTGTGTCTGCAGCAGGAACTGTAACTGGTATCACTGTTACAGATAGTGGATATGGTTATGCATCAGGAACAGTGCCTTCTGTTAGTATTTCTGGATCTGGTGGTGCAGGAGAATCTTTCAGAGCGACTGGTATTGCTACATTGCGTGTTAGCTCGGTTCAAACTACAGGAACTCTTGGTATTGGTTCAACTACAATAACAGGTATCACTACAACAAATATTATAGTTGGAGATAGAGTAAGATTAGCAATAGGACATAGCGACTCTTATAATTTTATTCCAGAAGATACTTATGTAACTGGAATTGGTTCAACTTCACTTACAATTTCAAATACCCCAACAAATGTTGGTGTTGCTACTTCTGTATTTGAATTTGGTATAGATCAATGCGGAATTGTTACTGGAATCATAATTACTAAAGGTGGTGGTGGATACTTGTCTCCACCAACCGTAACAATAACTAATGATGTTAATGAGAAGAATTATAAGGATATAATTCCAGGTATATCTACAGCAACCGCTAGAAGTACAATCAATAGTGCTGGAGAGATTGATGAAATTTATATTGAGGACCCTGGTGAAGGTTATATTTACATTCCTAATATATTAGTTCCTACGGTTTCTGCTGCAGCACCACCAGTAACTGCAGGAATAGGAACTTTCGAATTTAATGAGATTGTAACAGGATCAACTACTGGAACTACAGCAAGAGTTAAAGAATGGAATTCTAGCACTAATGTATTGAAAGTTTCTATAAACGATGGAGCATTTGCTGCTGGAGAAGTTATTGTTGGATCTTCATCTTCTGCTAGGTATTCGGTTAAATCATATGACGATAGAGACATTTATGATAAATACAGTGATAATGACGAAATAGAAGCAGAAGCAGATCTTATTCTTGATTTTACAGAATCTAATCCCTTTGGTACATATTAATGTTAGGAACTTATTTTTATCACGAGATAATACGTAAAACAGTTGTTGCTTTTGGAACACTGTTCAACCAAGTGTATGTTGCACACGAAAATAACTCAAATCAAGTTATAAGCAAGATGAAAGTTCCTCTTGCTTATGGTCCAATGCAAAAGTTCCTCGCAAGAATTGAACAGCAAGCAGAACTGAATAAAGCAGTTCAGTTGACTTTACCAAGAATGTCTTTTGAAATGAACGGCATTCAATATGATTCAACAAGAAAAACATCAGTAACGCAAACTTTTAAAGCAGTAGATAATAATAGCAGAGTCAAAAAAGTCTTCATGCCCGTCCCATATAACTTGGGATTTGAATTAAATATTTTAACAAAATTAAATGATGATGCTCTACAAATCCTTGAGCAAATTTTACCATTTTTTCAACCATCATTCAATGTTACTATTGATTTGGTAGATTCTATTGGCGAAAAGAGAGATATTCCAGTAGTTTTAGAAAACATTAGTTTCCAAGATGATTACGAAGGAGACTTCACAACAAGAAGAGCGTTAATTTATACATTACAATTTTCAGTAAAAACTTATCTATTCGGACCTATTGCAGACAGCACTGACGGACTCATTAAGAAGGTTCAAGTCGATTACTATTCAAATACTGATGTTCAAAATGCTAGAAGACAGGTCAGATATGTAGCAACTCCTATCGCCAAGAAAGATTATAATGATGATAATTCATCTTCATTGAGTGAAGACCTAACAACGCAAGAAACTCTAGTAGGAGTTACCTCCACAAGTCTTCTTTCTGTTGGAGATAGAGTTATCATTGATAGTGAAATTATGAAGATTAAATCTAAGACTTCAGATTCTATCACAGTTGTTAGAGGATATAATGACACAATTGCCGCAACGCATACTACTGGAACTTCTATTGATGTATTGAGTGAGGCAGATAATACGGCAATTGTTGTTGGTGATGATTTTGGATTTAGTGAAGAGACATCATTTTTCCAAGATGCAGGAGAATATAGCAACACTAGAAACACAGATCTAATTTAAAATTATGGATAAATTTGATTCTATAAGCAAATCGCTAAACACCGAAACTAATATTGTTAGCGTAGATTCTAATCCACCATCCGAAATAGTCAAAAATCAGGATTCTGAGGACATTAAAAAAGATTATCAATATACTAGAGCAAATTTATATTCCCTAATAGAAAAGGGACAAGAAGCTCTAAATGGTATTATGGAACTAGCATCGGAAAGTGATAGTCCTAGAGCATATGAAGTTGCCGGACAAATAATCAAAAGCGTTGGTGATACCACCGATAAACTTTTAGATTTGCAAAAGAAACTAAAAGATATGGAAGAAGATAATATGAAACAAACAACTAATAACGTAACAAACAATGCATTATTTGTTGGATCTACGTCAGAACTTTCAAAATTACTCAAACAAGGTTTTCTAAATAATAAAGAAGAATCTTAAAATATCAATGGGTTGGTCTGAAAAATATAAAAAATCGATCAATTGTGATGATCCAAAAGGATTTTCACAACGCGCCCATTGTCAGGGTAAAAAGAAAAAAATGAACGAAGAAAAGAAGAAAGATCACGAGTATTCAATGGCTCGTTCAGAAATTAAAACTATTAAAAAAGCTGCCGATCGTCTTCAAAAGAAGATGGGTAAAAAAGGTGAGGGTGAATTACAAGCATGGGTTCAGTCAAAAATTACTAAGGCGGCGGATTATATTGATACTGCAGCAGATTATGTAACCAATGAAGAAACAAAGTCTGGAGATGAAGGACTTCGTGATTGGTTTGGTAAATCAAAGTCTTCTGATGGTAAAAAAGGTTGGGTTCAATTGGGTGGTAAATGGGCAGGTAAACCCTGTGCTCGTCAACCTGGACAAACTTCTACACCAAAATGTGGTAGTTCTAAAATGGCGGCAAATTTGAGTGATGAAGAAGAGGAATCTGCGAGAAGAAGAAAAAATCGTCAAGATCCAAATCAACCAGAAAAAACTGGTGGAGCAAAACCAACGAATGTTGCAACTGAAGAAACTGACTTGCAGGAAGTAAAGGATAAACCAGGTAAAGGTAGTGGTAAAAAGGATGCTTGTTACCATAAAGTAAAGTCACGTTATTCTGTTTGGCCAAGTGCATATGCTTCTGGTGCTTTAGTTAAGTGTCGTAAAGTTGGTGCAGCAAATTGGGGAAATAAATCCGAGTCTGTGGAGATTGAGACTGCAGATGGAAAAACTTTTGCACAGTTTATCGATATCATTAAACCAGAACCACTAAAACCAACAGATGGTATAGGTAGTAGAATGCTTGATGAGGCAGGTAAGAAATGTTGGACAGGTTATGAGAAAAAAGGGACTCAGAAACTCTTTGGTAAAACTTATAATCGATGTGTAAAAAAGGAAGAAGTTGAAGAAATTGAGGAAGTAACAAAGATGGGAATTCATTCCCCTCACGAAGTTCCTTCTAAAAACTTAAAAGGTCTTGTAGCAAAAGCAGTTAAAAGAATTGATGCTGATGTTGATGGTGATGTGGACAGTGATGATCCAAAAGAAACTGAGATGGGTGAATTTATTCCATCACCAGATGGTAAGAAAAAAATAAAACCAAAAGTAAGATTTGAAGGTGTTTCAAACTGGAGAGAAGAACTTGGTGAAGACTGGCAAAAAGTAAACAAATCAGATAAAACTGATGGTATGAGCCAGAAAGCAGTTAATGCTTATCGTCGTGAGAATCCAGGTTCTAAACTTAAGACTGCTGTAACTGAAAAGGATCCTGGTCCTGGTAGGAGTAAGCGTAGAAAGTCCTTCTGTGCTCGCTCTAAGGGTCAGCAAGACATGCATAACATTGATTGCTCAAAAGATCCTGATAAAGCAATTTGTAAAGCCCGTCGTCGCTGGAGATGCTGATGGAAAGTATTAATGTATCAGGGGATTTCAACGGAAATCTTTATATTGGTTCACCACAACCACAACAACATAAAGTTGGTGAAAGTTATACCGCAGATGTAATGTGGAGAGGGAACTTATACCGTATGGATCTTACCAGCGATAACCTCCCAACTAGAGAGTCTCTGGGAGAAGAAATACAAGGAGAATATCCTGGCGCAGTTGTACATAACATTTACCCATCAAATGTTAATAATAACAGCACCTTAAGAATTACAGGAGTAAAGAGGTATCAACCAGAAAGATTAACTTGGGGTGAGTGATTAATGGCTCAGTGGAATAAAACTAATCAAGATTATCTAAACCAGGAGAGAACTCTCTTTGAAGTTTTTATGTGTGCCGATAGATACGGCAACATTGGAAACTGTGGAATAACTTCTGGACCTACCAGTGGTGGGTCGGATGCTTTTGGTAGAATGAGAGTATCTGATACTTTCACTCTTGCTGACTATTCTCACATTTATGGGGAAGAAGTAGAACTTCTCACAAAAACTGTTGGTACAGCATCTACAACTGAAGTAAACCCAAATACAGCATCTATTGCCTTGATTGTTGGAACTGGTGCGACAGATAAGGTGATTCACCAGTCTAGAATGTATCATCACTACATGCCTGGCAAGTCTCAGTTTGTTCTGACTAGTTTTAACTTCACTGATGTAAGAGAAAATACCACGAAGAAGATTGGATATTTTGACGATAGAA